AGACCAATGACCACAAAAGACACGGTTACACTTATCGCAACTCACGCAGTGTTTGTGAGTATGGAGATACACTTCTTTCTCGTATTTTGCGGTTCACGAGGATCCTCAGTGATACCCAAATCAACGTAGTTACCAGCTCGGCTTCCTGTTTTGGCTCTCCAACTTGGTCTAATACCTATAGTTTTTTTCACGTAGATTATTCCAAGAGATTGTAAATTCCCGTATGAGAAGCAAGATGATCTTTAGTCAATTGTTTATTGATCTCGAGCAATTTGTCGCTCCAGAAGTTATCCCGATCAGGTCCGACGACCTTAGATAAATGGGCATGATACCTGATGACGGATCCAATTAACGCTAAACGGTTTTGAACAAAGATCTTCTTGGCGTTGATCCATCCGGCTTTTTCATCTATGCTCCATCCCAAGGAATGAAAACGTCGTCCTAGTCCGTCGACCTTCTTCTTCTTAACTTGATAAAAGTAGACCAAGAACGGTTCATCAATCATGTACTGGCACATCTTGGCGAGCTCGACATCCCTCATCAAAAGTGCTAGGTAAAGATGGACTCCTATGTAATAGGCGAAATATTTTGACAGTATTTGGTCGCCCGGGATCTCGACTCGACTGTCGGTTTTCCAACTGGTTGTGTTTAGCACTTGGTTTCCAATCAACGATAATGTTGCCATTGCGTAGGACTTCATGGAGGATCGTCCACTTCCGGAGAAATTCACCCACTTAGCAATTGAGATCTTATCTTTTGATAGATCATTCCAGATCCCCTCCAGTTCTTTCATCGGGTCAGGGAGATACACCACCGGTATTCCTTGAAGAACATTTAACGCCAGGACTTGTTGCGCCCGGTTGAATTCTGACTCATAATCCTTAAAGCAGTACAATTCTTGAATGTCATCGAACAGTTTATCCCACCGAGGGTACATTTTCATTACGGAATTGTTTCTCAGGTGCTGGCAAACAATATAGACTTCTGAGGTATGTGAGCTACTCAGTAAGTTCTGTGTGAACATCACGTTGTGAAAGTGTGAGCAGACTCTGCTGATCAATGATTTCGGCCTGAGGAGCCTGGAAGCATACGATTTTATGATCACGGTACAGTTGGTTTCCATAATCAGAGGAAGTCTCTCTTCCATTAACTCTTCGATCCTATCCATGGATTTGTCATCTTGCACCTCCATGTCGAATATCGCGAGGTTAATCCGCATACTGTTTAATCTCTTCATTTTGTTGAACGCAGACCACGTGCTTTCCTGACTCAAATCCATTGAGTTCGACCAAGCATTTTTGAGATTCACACAGCGACTTTTGACGTTGTCCGGCATTGAATCAATAGCACTTGGTGGAGATGGTAGTGCACCACTTAAATCCACACCCTCCATGTTCATCAAGCTGTTAAAAATCAATCGGGTGTTGTCATACTTCCGGAGGACTAATGCACTTATTCCCCCTGACCCATCGCCGCCTACCAGTGCATCCTGCACCATCAGCTTAAGATGAGTCAATAAACCATCGACTTTGAGGAAAGATCCCGTCGCGATCTGCGGGATTCGTAGTCCAGATATTAACGGATTTTGGATTCTTGGGACTTCCAAGAATGGAATTGATTGTTCCTCACTCGTGAACTCGATGGTGAAAATTTGAACCGGGACTCGCATCTCAGATGTAAAAATCACGGGCTCTCGTTTGATCCTGGGAATCAGAGTGGATGGTCTTGCGTACTTGATGGCATGTCTCACCTCTTGATCACATAACGAAATGGAAGAACTAAGTCTGATCATATCTTGTATGTTTCCTGACACTTCCCCTTTCCTTAAAGCACTCAATAAATCACTCAAGTCTCGGCATTTTCGCTTAAATGTCGGATCCGTTGGTCGGCACAGTAATCTGGCAAGTTCGTATGCGATGATGAGCACGCCGCTCAATTGCGGGCTGACAAAATCGGCAAATATCCACAAGTGTGTATCACCATTGTAGCAAGTGCCCCTCCATTGATTGTAAGTGAATGATGATAAAAATGATCTCGTCATAACTCCCAAATCTGTATTGTTCAACGGGTAAGATGCAGGGACGCGATGAGAGTAGGTCTTGAGGTTGTAAAGAATTGCCTCTCCCTGAGTAAATGCTAAGAAGTCAGCATGCGAAACGAGACTTTTCACAATCCCGTCGTAACAAGCACTGATCACCTCATCCGGAGACGTAGAGCGGTAGAAAACTCGTCTATGCATCGCATCGACTGCAGCAGCTCGGTACAGACCGTCTCGCAAACCCAGGAGGTAAGCAGCTCCGTGCAATTTATTTCGCAAGGCATTGGGAAACAATCCATTTAATACATTTGTATCTGAATAACTCTTCCCGAGGTTGCCAAAGATGACCCCGTGCAGCACTCCGACCTCCCTCGATTGGTCCGATTGGCTCAGCGAATCCCATCTGCCTTTGGGGATCTCTAGGCTCTGAGTTTCGTTCATCCATGGGGTATTACTGGCTTTCCACTTCGACAGTCGGCGGCTTACATCCGGAAAGTGAAAAACGACTGGTGAATCGATAGTCGGCTCTTCTATCTTCCTGAGACAGTCCTTGCAACCAATGTGAAAATGGTAGGTCTCACTCCTGGGCGACTCACCGTGAATCTCCCCGACAGTTTGCTGACCGTACAACATCAAAGATTGGTACATGAAATCGTAGTTGGTATCCCCTAACAGTTGGAAGTTGTCGGTGGATATGATCATTCTTGACCCGTACACGGGACTGTTGGCGATGTAACCTCCGGCTGACACTCTACTGCATCCGAATCGATGTAAAGAGGACCCAGTTCTCTTGAACCCTGCGATCGTTGTCCCGGGATCTTCTCCTGTCAACCCCTGTAAGTTCGAATTAATGGACTTTCCTAAATTGCTCTCCGGATCCACAAACCAATGAAAGGCTCGCCTCATTCTCGACGCCTTCCTAAGGAATGATATGTCTGTATCTTTTTCCCACGACTGAATCAAGCTAGTGCTTTCTCCTGTTGATGACCCGAGATAGGATGGATACGGTCCTCTAACATCCTCTGGAAATGATAATCCTTGTGGAACCAGCACAACCAGATGAATGGAATAGGGGTTTGGCTTCCCGCAACCGTCGCATCCTGTTCCCCCAATCCTTACATCAGATATCATTTCTGCAGGATGTGGGACAGTGGTACCGATAATCTCTCGGTTCCATGATCGTTTTCTGAGGGCATCTGCTTGACTGGATGAGCAAGTCCATATCCGTCCGACAGTTTGATTTGTTCGGCTGATTACTGATTCAAAAGACGCCAACTCACACTTGATGATTGCCTGGTCCACCACCGATCGAAATTTACGCTTGAAAACATTCCGAATTGTCTTGGAATTCTCAAATAATCCCAAGATCGCAGAGGTTAGTCCGAAATATGTCGACGATCGGAACTCACTAATAAATCGCGGGAAACATGGAGTGACACTCGAGAGAAATGAAGTAAAGGATTTTTCGGACTTCTTTACGTACAGAACAGCGTCCCTGATCACTTCATGTTTGATCATTGCCGGATCTCTGAATAGTGCACTCTTTATCTCTTCCTTAATGAGGTTTTGAGCACTTAGCCCTCTTGGGATATTCAGAGAGGCGGGATCTTCGATTAGTTTCTCAAAGTTTTTTGCGGTATATCTCATTAATTTCGGATCTCCGAACACAATGGCCAGTTTTTTGACCTCCAGATCAGTTGATGATCTGTACACAATTTTCCAAAAAGAAAGTCCTTCACTGACAGGATCAGGAAACATTCGTAGATGAAACCGGGTTAGTGACATCCCTGCAATGCCGCCCAGCGACGGATCAAGATAAATGACAGCGATTCGAAAAGCCCGAGATTCTAGCTTGTCAGGGTTCGACACTAATGTCTTTGGGGCTGTTCGTAGAGCGGGGTTGTGCTTCGACAAAATGTTTATCACCAAGTTACTCAACCAGTTGTAACTCATCATAGCGTTCAAGGGACTTTTTGAGTAGTGAGCGATTGTCAAGCAATTGGTGGAGACCGTGGATAACACATTCCCCAAAGATGGAAGCTGATCATTGGTTGTGCACGTTACTCTGGAATATCTCTTTTCCTCCAAGCAAGTCAAGTTTCCTCTAAACACAATGGTCTTCCCGTAGATCAACAAATCAGCTGCTTGCAATGTCTCATCTTCGTTTATTCGTAGTCCAATCCGGGCTGTGGCGTTCCTTATCGCGGAAATGATAACGTCGTTGTTTTGCATCGCTGATAAAATGTGATTGCTTAACTCAGCTTCCGTTTTAGAAGGGTTGATTACATATTGAGTGCATATGACCTGATTGTCTCCTTGTGCGAGCGTCTTAATCTCAGTATTACGAATCCGGGACTCTCTCTCGATAACCAGTAAATTTACCACACTCCATCCCTTTTGTCGCAAACCTTCTAATCCTCCTCTCTGTCCGTTCCAGCTGACTCTTTTCTTGTCATCTCGATTGTAAACCTGGTTGTCTACCACTTTCATCAAATCGGGTCGATCGCGATAGTAGACCAAAGCTTTCTCAAAGAACTCATGAGTCCTGACAAATAAGTTCGGCAAGCCAAAGAACTGTCCAATCACTCGAAATACCGGCGCTGTAGACTCATATCTTTGAAAGTTGTTCCATTTCTCGTAGTCGATGTGATTGGCGAATGTTATGTGTTTGTAGTCATCTCCTCCTTGTCCACTCGTATTTTGAATCATCTTTTTGATCAGGGTGGTTTGATCATCAGCCATCGTTAATCCCTTGAAGAGAGGTATGACATTCTTCTTGATCAAGTATTCGGTGAATACGAAATACTCTCGCAACCTCCAGGTCATCAGAGCAAAAAACCTCCCCTTCCATTTTATCTCTCTCTCTTTTGCCTTCAGTCCAATCACCAGATCATCCTCTTGCAGTCCCTCCTCATCAATTTCTTTAAGGAAAGCTGGCCAGTCTGTGCTTTTCGTTGTCAGCAATGTATGCAGCACCTTTTTAGTCGGGATTCGCGAATGTGGATTCTGTTTGAGGTGTTTAATTAATTCACTTTTTGTGATTGAGTGTGTTTTATCAGAGTATATAATGGCAGGATCCACCACCTTCGGGACCTCCCAGCAAGGGATCAATGGAAGCTTATGCCATTCCGGAGGATAGTTCAACAGAATATCCGAAGAAGGCCAGGTGTTATTTTTAATGTGCTCATATAGCGGGTTCGTTTCAGGCACCTTTTTGATGTCGACATACCATGTGTACTTGGTCCAGAATTCCTTTTTCAAAACCTTAAATGCCAAGTCAGACGCGAGTAACTCTGCATAATCCTTATCAATCTTTTCCTTGTCGGATGATACATTCTGATAAAGTGCTTCCAATCCCGTGAAGTAATCGATAAACGGGTGGCCCCAATGACGGAAGGAGCCATAGACGGTCAGTAGTAATCTTTTGTCATTGATAGCTTGCAGATGATTAAACATATCTGCGACCTTTGGATTTCTTGCAGCGAGCTCATTAATCTTCCTCTCCACATGATCTCTGAAATGAGGAAATCTTGGGATCAACGGTCTGAAATCACCTGCCAACTCGGACAACTTCAAAGAGGACAATGGCTCGATCATTCCAAATGCTTCGTACGCGACTTTCGCATCTCCTCCCAGGACCGCATCGCCCAGCTTGTACATTCTCTCGATGCTTGTCAGATGTGCAGGATGATAATGATCAGAGTACCTGTGTTGAATAGCGAACAAGGTGTGAAATCTGGCTGTGGCGGTATCCTTGAACATCAAAATCATCGCCCGATCCCACACCATGTTGATCGCCTCAAAATAAGCGACTCCAGATCCTATCACCACGGTACCCAACAAGGGGGATTTGTACTTCACTGCTTCCAAGTTCTTTTCCGTCCCAACAGCTTCAAACCCAACCGCCGCCTTCAATTGAGTGAGTTCATATTCCGTTCCTGCATTGAGAATCCATGACACTTTTAGCATTTCAAGCATATAACTCCCATACTTTAATGTTTCTTCTGAGTTCTTTCGCCTGGATTGAAACGGGAACAAGCGGTTTGTCCATCCCTTAAGATAGGACTCGAGGATCGTGTAAGTTTTCTTAGCATCTTCATCCGTTTGTTCAATCAGCTTCCGAAACTCGACGGTTCCGTTTGTTTCCTTCGACCACAGCATTGCACAGATCTTATGATACTCGGATGTTTCTCGGACATTGCTCCAGTCAACGCTTAGGGTTTTCATCCAAGCAACCCGCGAGTCCCAAGACTTGTTGTAGTAAAGTGGGGCCTTCGTTCCTTTTGTCAAAAATTCCTTAAACGCGTCCAACTCATCGCAGATTAACGGGGAATTGAGGGTGTAATCTTGGTTGTTTAAGTAGCTCGGACTAGTGTCCGCATCTTTGCTCCCTTGAATATAGTCCTCAACATCAGCCCATAAATCAGGGGAAAGGTCATGCTGTTCTTCTTTCCCGACAAAATCGTTTTGTCCATCTCCTTCATCTTGCTCTACGTCGTATACGCCAAACCGATACATCTTTGCCAAATCGCAAGTTTTCAGTCACCGATGAGGTTGTTTGAAATCAATCGTTGATTTGTGTTAGTTTTTTTCATGTTTAAGGATTAAAATACTCTCCTTCTGCTTCAGAGATATCCTCTGAAGGTTCAACATCTCTCTGAGCAAAAGATTTTAATTTCTTAATAAAAACCTGGTTTTTCGTACACCAAATTATACCAATCATCGAGGGAAGTAAAATCGCCGTGATGATTAGACAGGTTAATACTGGATGCCAGATGACATCCACAAGAGATGCATCATCTGAAAAGGAATATGAAGTGTGTGACAATAGTCTTACAAAACTCTGTCCATTGGTTTTTTGCTCCGGTAAAATAGGAAATACATGCTTAGAGCTTTTCGACAATATTCTTCTAAATTTCTGTTCCTCCTCTAATCCATAGATTAACTGATGATCTAAGATGTACAGTCCATTCGGACCATCTATAATTTGTGTGCGGTTGTCCATTGTCCAATAGCTGTATTCAATGGACTTATTTAGTGAAGATCTAATAGAGATATATGGAAAGATCTCTGATGATTCTATGGAGACCCAGGAATAATGGGCCATTCCCATGAGGAATTTTCCTTGTGTGTACCTATAAATTGGATGAAAGCCGGGAGTACGGGGATACAAGGTTTGCAACTCGATTCTACTTATCATATTGCCTTCTTTGAGCTTGTTGACTGTCATCTCACATTGTTCATCTATAAACTCTTCAAGTACGACCTTTGTCATATGTCTCAGGTCCTGATGTGCTTCTACAAGATTGACAGTGGTGTGACCATCGCAATCTTTTAGATGGTAAAAGTGTTCTCCTACCCAGGGTGCCTTCGGGATACTCTGTCGTGAGAGGGCTACCCACTCCCCCGATGCAAATCTTAATCCTTTTTGTCCACAGAAATTCATGATACATGGCTTCTCTTCTTCTGATATATCAAAATCTGGACTCCATAATGATGATCCATTGCTCGAAGAATTATAGATCATCATGCTGCTTTCCACTAGATGCTCTGTCGAGCAGTATTCTGTTAATGATTCCTGGGGAATCCATAGTCTGTTCTCGAACACAGTCTGGCAAAAACTGGCTCGGCATTTCCCACTCAAGAATATTGAAGAAAATAAAGTATCAGAATAGGGATCATAATGTGCATCCATTTTACTCAAATGTATCACGGTTCTGCTAGTAGACGATGTCTTCATCCAGGAGCACACAGGTTGAGGATGTTCAGCCGAGCTAAACTCCCCTTGATTTTGGCTCGCAATCTCTTTCCGGCAATTCTCTTCGGATAAGTCCGCGGGACTTGTAGATAGGGTAACGTCGACGCCTCCAAAGAAACCTTTAGAACAGGTGGTTGTCAGTTCTATAGCTACACATAACGTTCCGGAGATCTTGGGATCTTTTCCAATAACTGGTCGATTTACCACAAATGAGAGCCCATGGGCAATGTTTTGATGGATTCTTGCGGTGGAGCAAATGAGATTAGACGGGGAGACATCATGCCATTCGATCTTGGAGCTCGTGGGAAATAAAATCTTCATATTATGTGATTGGTCTTCGCAAGTTGTCCAACTAATTAAGGCAATCATTAAAAATGCATTTGCCAGAAGTTCACTATTATGAATCATGTCTGAGATTTGTGTTAGGTTTTTTTCATGGAATAATGTGAGCTCTGATTAAGCCCAGATTAGTTGCTGCACTAATTATCACTTTTTTCCTTGCTGGTGAATTCGCTACAAACATATTATTCCGATTAAGTCTTTCGTCTTATAGTAAATATCCCATCTTTCCCTTTCACTGAGAGAGGGAAATTATCAAATATACCCCATTTTATTTCATTGGACTTACGATATTTAGACGGAGAGCCTTTGATGATGTAACCCCAGAGCGAAATAGGAGATACAAGACTTTCTTCAGCGACTAAAGAAAAAGATATAAGAGTATCGGGAATCATTCCTAATCCTTCTCCCTGATATTCATATGTTAGAGGAAACCTGGGACTTATACCTTTGAATTTGATTTCGAAAGCTCCTGATATGCATCCACGATATAAATGAAATCCCCCTAGGTGATGGACGTGTTTGCAAGTATATCCAGATAAGATATAGAAAAAGAAGATAAATTCTTGATCTGATTGATACCAGTTTCCTCCATCTTTAATCAATTCTAGAGAGTGAATGAGTTCCTTACATGTTTTGGGTGGATTACGGTACTTTATTTCAATGGTGGCATTGACCAAAAGAACTTTGGAGACACACATGTTAAAAGTTTTTTTCTTGATTTGTGTTGAGTTATTCATGTTCGATCTCGATGTTGAGAGATGAGTAGTCACATGTGAATCGGTATGTCATATACATACCCATTCTCTTCAGCAGAGCAGTGGCAATGGCAGTCTTCGATAGCTCTGTTGAAAAACACTCTTCATACAATCCCGTGGGAATTTTGAATCGGAATGGAGCTCCCCCGCTTCGCTTCGGTGCAATAACAGTGACAACCCGATCAGTCACCTTGTTTTCTGCCGGTGTATCAACGACCTCCATTTGATCAGAGGTGGAAGACGCTGGTGTCTTCCATTTGGCGAGATCGCAGTCAGGGTCGTCCTTCAGCTGGTTCTTGATGATCGGCTTCTTCGTCGCACTTTTAGGTCCCGTGTATTCTCGCTTGATCTGACACGATGTGAATGGTCTCTTCAACACCCCGATTACAGCACCTCTCTCTAGTCTAAAGGCCGTTACGACGGTGCCAGGCAGACTCTCGGCATCGGCCAAGATTACGTTGACCGCTCGCAGGCAGTCGTCTGCCGTGATCATCTCCCGCCCATCTTCCGGGACATACACCAACTCCTTGATGTCAGAGTGCAGAGCCTGAGGATCAATTCCCATTTCATTGCATTCAACCCTGGTTTGTGAGTCGAGTTCATCAAAGTCCGATTCTGTATCAAGATAGGTAGGAGTGGATGAGCCGGACTTATCCGATGCTGTTGGCGGCGAGGGAGCGTCAACCCCGTATGACTCGATGTCGAGATACTCCTGTGTGCGCTGAAGCTGTAGATTCTTCATGGCACATGTCACCTCTACTGCTGGACCGGGTTCTCCATTCCCTCCACTGGGCTTATTCTGTTGCGCATAGCGAGATGGCCCCTTCTGGAGTACTGTCGGAGCTTTCGGGTTCTTTGGGAGAGAGACTCCTTCATGAGGATCTTCAGCCGGTCCCACCGGATTTCCCGCTTCCACTCCTCCGTCCCCGATCGACTGTACCACCTTCTCCAACCCCTTTGAACTGAGGAGATCCTCCTTCTTCAAGGGGGGGCCAGGCACCAAATTGAAGCCTTGCTTCTTGACATGTTTGGCTTTGCCCGACTTCATCTCGTCCTTGCTCATCTTGTTTTCTCTCTTCTTTGAGGCAGTGCCGGAAGTGGGAGCCTTAGCCGCCGCGTTTTCTTTCTTCTCAAATAAATCTCTCGGAGCGAAAATTGCGCTATGATTCATTAGACTTTGAGTTGTGTTAGTTTTTTTCATGCTTTAGTTCTCCTCTGCGATGAAGGCTGCACCTTTCTCATACAGGTAGCGTCCAATTGTATCCTCTCGAGTGTCCGGATGCTGAAGCCACTCTTGGGCGGCCCGACGTCTCATATGTGTCGGAATTCGACCGTTTTGCTGCAGCATGAAACCCAGCCATAACGCAGCATCTTTCCCTTGAGGAAGTCCTGCCTCGGCTTGCTGCTCCTCAATATCTGCAATGGGCTCTCCAGTGGCGCTGAATTGTTCATTAATCGTAGCAAAGGTGCCCATCACATAATGTAAAACGAGAGCATTTAATAGAATATTGTTGACCTCTGGTTGGCCTACAAACCGGGCATTTCGAGATCGCTGAATCCCTGAGCAAGTCCCAATAACGTGATAAAAGAAGTGCAAGTCTGGATTCACTGATGCTGAATAGGGTGATTTTGACGAAAGTCCGAGATCCATGAAATACATAGCATATGATCTCGGGTTATCCATTTCCTCTCCTCCTTGAGTAACTCTGACATACTGTTCAGCGCATCGATTTGTCCAGATCCACGGAGCGAAGTCAACAAAGTCAAGACCCAAGCATTTAGTAATGGCTTGTGTCGAGATCAGTGCAGAACAATCCTTGAATCTAGTGATAATTGTTCCGACGCGAGCCTGTGAAAACGTGTGCAATGGAAATTCTTGCAAAAACATGTCAATGGTGGCCATCATTTTCACATAAGGCTGATACGCAATCCATTTCTTGAATTCTATGGCACACTGTAGGGGGTCCAGCTCGTCACCACCTAGAGGTTCTAACAAGCTTCTAACATTTTCTGCAATCTTGTTTCGGTAATCCTCTCGGGAAATTTGACCCAGTCGATAAATAGAACACATCATGATCACGTACTTGAGGATCTCAGCTTCTTCCATCAACTGCGCCCCTTGAATCAATGGGGGAGGAGTTTCGTCCTCTGATACACTCACTAAACTCGCCACAGTAACAGCTCCTCCTCTCGCACCGATCACACGGCCAAATGACGTCCAATCTTCATTCAGATTACTCGCTTTCATTCGAAACTCATCAAATAAAAACCTCACCACAACCCTTGCGTCCAAGTTATTGTTCGCAAATCCGGAGCGAACCGTCGCATGAAGACTCGCTCTTGAGACATTTGCAGTCGGTATCACCATCAGTTCCGGCTTGTCCCGTCCCTCGCCCGCAAACCAGGCAGAAGGGTACACGATTGGGCGTTCGGTGCCGACCTCCATATGAGTTATTATTACCCTTTTAGCCGGAGTGGCTGATACACGACGAACTACCTTGGGTTCAGCCATTTTAACGAAGACTATGACTCTCTCCTGTAAATCCTGAAATGCATACACAACAAGTCTTATGATTTGTGTTATAGGTTATGTTGTTTCCTTGGTTTTCT